TTTATCTGGGCCGTCTGCGGGGACAACAAGCACAATCTAGGGTTAGTCGACAATGAGTCGCTGACGTCGCAATGGGGCTATCAGCTAGAGTCTGAAATTCTAATCATTAACGAGCTAAAAGAAGCGCTTGCGGCCGATCGGCGCGTGCTAGCCAATAAGCTAAAGCCTATCATCGCGGCTCCGCCTGAGGTGTTGGCGGTGAATCGGAAGGGACTTCACCCCTATATGATGGCGAACCGGGGGTTCGTGCTGGCGTTTTCTAATGACCTATTGCCTATATCTATATCGGCCCAGGATCGCCGATGGTTCTGCATATGGTCGCACGCGGGCCGTATGAGCGATTCGGACGGGGCTGCTATGTGGGCGTGGCTAAAGTCGGGCGGCCGTGCGGCCGTAGCGGCGTGGCTGCACGCTCGCGACGTTTCCCGGTTCAATCCGGGGGCCGCTCCGCCTATGACGGAATTTAAGCAAACTATGACCGAGAATTCGTTGTCGGGGGCCGAATCCTACATTCTGGAATTGATGAAGCACCGAAAAGGCGTCTTCACGCGTGGAGCGATCGCTGCGCCCCTGCAGGCCGTTTTGGACGAATTAGCGCGATCGGCCCCGGCCGGATTAAAGCTCTATCAACAAGCGCTATTGCAAGCGATCAAAGAGGCCGGCTGGATCGACTGTGGCCGCGTGGCCGCGCGCGGGTTAGAGTCTAAGCGCCACGTATACTGCGCGCCTGAATTTGCGGCCGCTGGCGCGTCCGAATTGCGCCGAATGGTAGAGGCATAAAAAACGGCCCCGTAGGGCCGTCGTCATAAATCTAGGATGATCACTAGGATGGCGGCCAATATGGCCGCAATCACTAACGACACAGCGCGCCAATCATCGCTTCAAATAAGATGATTGTAGTAACGACAATCCAACCAATCAGCGCGCCAGTCGCAAGGGTTTCAAGTTTCATTTTGCATTCTCCGAAACTGTAGCGCGCGAGAGTACCCGCGCGATATGCGGTCCGATATCGTCGGGGCCGTAGCATTGAAAGACAATTCCGCCGCCGAATTGTTTATTGTGAAATTTGCGCCCGCCAATCTGGCGCGCCAGCACTAACGCGCTTTCGTACGTATCGGCGGCCGGTTTGAACGTCAACCAATGGCACGCCCAACGAGAATTTCCGTTAACGTCATTTTTAAGTCGTGTCCAATCCATGATTAAATTTCCTTTTTTGGTAAGCGAACCCATGCCAACGATCCATCGGGTAAACCGCCCGATACGTGATCAAAATCCCATCCGAATTTCGCACAGAATGCTACGGCCGCCGCCCGATGCGCGCTTTCTGTGTTGATTGCACGCCCATATGGCACGGTTACGCTACCGGCCGCCGCTATTGCTTTTATACGGTCACCTTTCGTGTTGGTTGGTCCGATCCATTTCGTTACAATGGCTTGCATAATTTTCCCCTTTATACGGCTATATCGTTGTGTTCGAAATACCATTCGTCGCTATACCACGTACTCCACCCTTGGTCAGAGTGGGCGATAATTTGACGGAACCCGCACGCTGTGGTGCGAGTGTAAAATTCGTTAATACTGCCGTCCTTGATTGATTGGCGGGCGGCATCCAGAGCGTCAAAATAACCCATTAGAATGATTCCTTAGTCCAGGCGGGCGCAGCGTAGCCGGTTAACCCTTCCGGGTCGCGATAGGGCATCAGGCATCCGAAAAAATCGGGTTCCTCAAGCGTCACGGCCGCGCATGACGTGCCGTTGTGCCATATCTTAGGCGCCCACGTTTTCCCGAATAGCTTATTTGCGGTCGCAAATTTTGCGAGCACGGCCGGGTTTATTTGAGCGGGTTCGCCTGAGCATGACTGAGGAATAACGCGCGCAATATCGGGAAATTTCCCGTCCACGGCCGTCCACCCGATCGTCATGCCGCCAATGACGCTAATCGTACCCTTCAATCCATCCTCAGTTTCGATCACAGCTGCGTCGAGTTTGTTTTTCGCGGGCTTGAGCATTTTCACTGCGTCAAGCGGTAACAGAATCGTCACCTTGTCGCACTCATTGTCCGCGCGCAGTGTGCGATGGATGCCCATGCAATGACCGTCCGTAGCAGTCAAAATTGTGCGGTCCGTGTCGGCTTCAACCCGGACCGTGTTCAGGTAGTAGCGAATATCTTGATCGGCGCTGAATTGTGAAATCGCGCGCAGCGCTGAGAGTTTGACGTTGATTTTCATTTAGTGAACCTTAGGTTATCGGACAAAACGTCCGCTCATGCGCGCATGATGGCGCGCACATGGGCTGAAATTTTAGGCCGCTACAGTCTCGCGCTCGCGCTGCGCATCCTCATATAATCGACACAATTTCGCGATTTCGTCAACGTCAGCGTGAACATTGTCGCTGTACCCGTCGCAACACTCCGACCATACGCCATCGATATCGTCATGCATCAGTTGAATGCAAGCGTGCAGTTTCCACGCTTTTCCGATGCCCGCTAATGAGTGGAGCATTTTTCGATACGCTGCATGGGCGGGATACTTGGCTAAATAGTCGCGTTGGTGCGCGGCCGCCTTTTCGTATACGTCAGCGATATTGTGTCCGGGCTTGCACTTGCCCGAAAGTTTCCACCCGAATCCGTGATTTTTGAGGACCGTACCATCAGAGCGAAAGGACTTAATGTAGTCAACGTAAACCAAGCGGCCGATTTCGGTGCCGTGTTTCGAGAGTGTTGCCATTGTGTGTTCTCCAGGTTAGTGTGGCGCGCCGTGTGGCGCGCCGTTGATTGTTAGGCGATGAAATCAGGATGCGCGTCAAGTTGCAGCGCTGCAGCGATCGCGCGCAATTCGTCAGCGCTGCGTGTCGTGCGCGCGGAGCGGATTAGCGTGGCGATCGCGCGCGCTGCCGTGTCGACCATGCCGTGTGCGATGTAGAGATCAAGTCGGGAAACTTCGCGCTGTTCTGATTTTGTCATTTCGTTTACTCCAGTTGTTAGCGCCGCGAACTGCAGCGCATGAGTGAACTTTACCCGCGCGCGTTACGCTTGTCAACAAGTTTACGACACAATCTTACAACTGGCAGTTGTACCCACAATGTGAGCGTTTTGTAGGTCAAAAAACGGGGGCAAGTGTCCACACGAAATGGCTTAACCACGCGGGTTTGAGGGGTGTACCCGTATGTTAACTATAGTCTTTACTCAAAAAGTTAAAAATTATATATATAGGGAATAGCACGAAAATTACCCGCAAAACGGCGCGCTTTCGCCCGCGAAATTTTCCCGCACCGATTTTTTAGCATGGCAAACAACGGGAAACGCTCACATTCTACTTTTTGATACGACTTTTGTAGACGGCAAAACAGCGGGTACACATCGGGTGCACATCGGGTGCACATCGGGCGCACGCATACGCGCGCGCGCCCGCGCGATAGCTAAACGGGCGCACGCACGCACGCACCTGGGCGCACACGGGCGCACGCGTACCCGCGCACGCGCACACGGGCGGAGGCCCCCGGGTAGGGCCGGCGGCAGGGCCGGTCACGTAAACGCACCCCCCACAAACATTTTTTAAATTTTTTTTTGTTACACTTCAGCCATGTTCAAATCTTTGCCACTAACTGTCAGAAATGTTCAGGCAACAGAGGCGCGTCTTCAGTCCATCTACGACGCAGCAAAATTAGGTCTGAAAGGTAACTCGTTGGCGCTGGCGGCTGGTATGCTGCCCGCTGAATATCGGCAACTGTGTCAGCTAGACCCGTTGGCCGAAATGGCTGAACAAAAAGGCCGCGCCGACAATGAAAGAGAGATCTCGCAAGTTCTCAACAACGCGGCGTTAGGTGGCGACGCCAAGGCGGCGTTAGAGATCCTGCGTCACCGGCACGAATGGACGGCCAAGCAGGAAGTCAGCGTTGATGTGTATCAGCGGATCAGCATCACACAAGCGCTAGAAGCCGCGCAAACCAGAGTGCTAGAAAATGCAAAAAACGATCTATACATCAGCCGAAGAGCAGACGTTGATGACGCGGTTGTGGTCACCCGCGATATCGAACGATCCTGAAGCGTTTGTACTGTTTGCGTTTCCGTGGGGGCAACCGAACACACCGTTAGCTAAGTTCCAAGGCCCGCGCAAATGGCAACGCGAGATACTGCGTGACATTAGTAAGCACATCAAAGCCAACGAAGGCAAAGTCAACATGGACACGCTACGCGAGGCGGTGTCCAGCGGACGGGGTATTGGCAAGTCGGCGTTGGTGAGTTGGCTGATCTTGTGGATGCTGTCTACCCGGATCGGCTCAACGGTCATTGTGAGCGCCAACAGCGAAGCGCAGCTTAGGTCGGTCACTTGGGGCGAACTGACCAAGTGGCAAGCGATGATCATCAACTCCCATTGGTGGGAGATTAGCGCGACTAAGATCGTACCGGCGCAATGGCTGACCGAACTGGTTGAGCGCGACTTAAAGAAAGGGACGCGCTATTGGGCAGCGGAAGGCAAGCTCTGGTCAGAAGAAAACCCGGACGCTTACGCTGGTGTACATAACCACGACGGAATGATGTTGATCTTTGACGAGGCCAGCGGTATCGCCGACGCGATCTGGGCGGTGGGGGCGGGGTTCTTTACAGAGAACATCTTGGACCGCTATTGGTTTGCGTTTAGTAACCCCCGGCGTAACAGCGGGTACTTCTTTGAAACGTTTAATAGTAAGCGTGACTTCTGGCAGACGCGCCAGATAGATGCGCGCACGGTCGAAGGGACGGACAAACAGGTCTACGAGCAGATCATCGCGGAGTACGGCGAGGATTCGATCCAAGCGCGCGTAGAGGTGTACGGCGACTTCCCAAGCGCGGGTGAGGATCAGTTCATCTCGCC